TTCGCGTATCGCACGTAGCCTCCGGAGTCCCAGATCCCCGCGCACAGTCGGGACTTTGCGCCGTACAGCGTGACGACCGTGCCCTTCACCACCACGTGCACCTCGAACACATGCGTGCTGTGGTTGACCTCGGTTCGGACGTAGAAGTCGAAGTTCTCTTGCACCAAGCGGAGCCTCGGTTTGGGTGGGGAGAGTTTAGCGGCGCGGGCCGCGCTCGTGCGTGTCACCTGTGGAGTATTCGCAGATCGGCGGCGAGCACGTCAACCTTTCCGGTACCGGGATCCCTTGCAAGTGGCAGCCCTCCACGAACACCCCTCTGAAGCCGACCGAGATGACGCCCCCTGTCGCGCGGAGTTGTTTCCGGAGCCGGACTAGCCGGCGACTGAGGCGACGGGCAGCGCGACCCTTGTCGGGGTAGGGGCTCACGGTGATAATGCCGCAAGCGTCCGTCAGCTTGACCCAGATCGGTGTCATCGCTCCTCAAACTCCGGCCCCTTCGGATCGTAATCTCGCCCGCAGAGCGTCGCATGCAGCGCCACGCGGGCGGCAGCAGGCATGGCGCGGAAGGCGTTGAGTAGCGCTCGCATCGGGATCAGCCGGTCCCACCGCTCTTGGGGAAAGTACCTCTTCAGTTCGACGATGTCTGAGTCACGGATCAGCCGGGTCGAGGCAACCGACATGATCGCAACGAGCTGCGCGTTCGGCTGAATCGCTTGCTGGTAGATCTCTCCGCCGGTTTTCGAGTTGCTCACGAGGTAGCGATTCAGGGCACGTGTTACAGCAGCGGAGGCCTCTTCTGCGTCAGCCCATGAATCCACGCGGCGGGGGACTTCTATCTCCAGGGTGATAGTGGTCATTGCTCAGCCCTTCCAGCCGTGAGCGCGCAGGATGCCCGCGATGTCGGGCGGCGTCCAGCCTGCGGGCTTCAAGATCTTGCCGTCGGCGCGGCGTACCACCTTGAAGGTGCCATCCGGCTGCAGGACGGCTTTCTGCATGTTCTTTTTCTGCACTTCGTCCCAGCACTCGGCGACCGGGATCCCGAGCTCGTGCATCATGCCGACGATTACGTAGATCGAGTCGACGCCGCCGTCCGCGATGCCTTCCATGTCGCGCTCGCGGATGGCTTTCAGCAGTTCACGCACGACCTCTTCGATGATCAGTTCCTCGCGGAGCACCATCCGCTCGTCACTCGGAAACTCCGGCACGGTCAGCACCGGCGTGTCCGTCACCTCGTGGAAGCGTTGTACGTCGAGCGCGGCTTGTTTCATAGGGCGACCTCATATACGTGATACTGGGGTTGCAGCTTATCGATCCAAGCCTCGGCGTAAAGAATGGCTCCCCCGCTACTGGTGTAGCCGAGCAGATCGACATCCGGAGCAAGCCCCGGATGCCAAGTAAACGGCGCACCGTCTTCTTGCCTGACCTCGATCATGAGGTGCATCCGAAGCTCTTGCGGGCCTCGCTTGAGCACCCGTAGGTTGACGATCTTGATCACCATACGGCTGAACCCGCTTTCGGAGATCTCTTCGTTGCGTTCGATGATGCTCAACCGAGCGTGGTGGCCCATGAGGCCGGATTTCCAGTTCAGGATCATGCGTGGACTCTCTTTCTTACCAGAGCAGCGTCCTTCCTGAATGGGCCCCAGTGCCCAAGAGGCCAAACGCTTGCAGCACGAGAAGCAGCGCCACGATGATGAGCACTGCTTGGATCAGTTTCTTGATCGTGTCGTCGACCTGCTTGATCTGGCCGATGAAGTAGACGACGACGCCAATGATGAGGAGGACGACCAGGAGTTGAATGAGCATCCGGGGAGGCTACTCTCATTTGTCCCGCCAGTCCTCAGGCATGGGATTTTCGTCATTGAAGTAACCGGGGCCCGCGTCTTCGCCGACCCCCTCAAACTCCGTATAGCCCTTCACGAGTGATTTGACCGTCATCGTCGCGCCCTCGAAGGCAAGCTCCACGATGCAGGTCGGGCCGTTCCGGTTTTTCTCGATGATGATTTCGAGCGTGTCGTTCGCGACCTCTTTGTCGTAGTACTTCGGCCGGAACAAAAACATCACTGTGTCGGCGTCCTGCTCAATGGCGCCCGATTCTCTCAAGTCCTGCAGCTGCGGACGCTTCTGTTTATCTGTGCCCTTGCCGCCGCGGTTCTCGACGCCGCGATTCAGCTGCGAGAGCGCCAGCATGCAGACCTTCTCGGTCTTGGCGGTGTTCTTGAGGCCGGAGGTGAGGGAGGCAACCTCGCGCTCGCGGCCTTGGCCTTGCTCGCCGCGCATCAACTGCAGGTAGTCGACCGCCACCAGCACGAGACCGGAGGCGACGATGCGCCCGAGCTCGATCTCGCGCTTGATCTTCCTGATGTTGCTCCGGAGCTCAGCGACGGTGATGGCGGGCTTGTCGTCGATCAGGATGGGGTGCGCCATCAGCGCTTTGCAGGCGTCGAAGAGCTTGCCCCATTCGTGCTGCTGGAGTTTGTTCAGGCGGATCTTCTGAAACTCGACGCTCGCGTACGAGCACACGAGGCGGAGCGCGATCTGCTCCTTGGGCATCTCGAGCGAGTGCAGGTAGGCCGCTGGCGGCGGGCTGCCGTCGGTCGGAGGGCGCGTGGCGCGGAGCAGGCTTGAGCACAACGCCGACGATTTACCCATACCCGGCCGCCCGGCTAAGATCATCAAATCGCCCGCGTGGTAGCCGGTCACGACCGCATCGAGATCAGCAAAACCCGTCGTGAGGCCGGTGATCGTTTTACCGGAGGCGAGCAGTGCTGACATCTCGGTGAGCGCGTCGTGCGCGAGGACGCCAGCGTTCACGTAGCTGGTCGGCATCGAGCCGTGCGTGACCTCCCAGAGCTGCTGCTCGATGTTCTCTAGCGTGCTCTGGAGCTGCTCGGAGCCCATGGGCTGATAGAGCGTCGCGTAGCCGACCTGCTGGATGGAGATCGCTTGGCGGGCGCGCCAGTGGTCGATGACCATGCGCACGCGCTGGCTCAGCTGCTTCTCCACCTGGAAAGGCATCTGCGCGAGCGTCGCGAGGTAGACGGAGCCGCCTACCTGATCGAGGCGCTTCTGGTAGCGGAGCTCAGCGGCGACCGCGACGATGTCGACGGACATCGACGCATCACCGTGCACGCGCAGGATGGCGTCGAAGATGCGGCGGTTCTGGTCTTGAGAGAAGTGCCCGGGCTGAAGGCCCCAACCGATCACCAGATCGATGTCACCGGGCTCCACGATGCATTGACCGAGGATGTCCTGCTCGGCTTCGAGATCCATGGGCGGGTAGCGTCCGGGGACGACTCCGCCTGCGGGGGGTAATTGGTTCGCGCTGGTCACTCGAAACCGACTTGAGCAGAGCTAGCGACCGAGGGAAAGGACTTCGAGTAACCCTCGGCAGTGGGGCTCGTCCTCGAGCAGGTAATCCGAGTGGAAGGTGAAGGGGCGGGCGGCCAGGGTCCTGGCGATCCGCTCGGTCGGGAACGAATCGGAGCACACGACGTCCCCGCACTTCTTGCATCCGAAGATCACGTGCCAAGGACGCTCGGGTTCCTCGCGTTCCCGGGGCACCCCGTCCCACCCGAGCAGCCTCAGCTGCTCGAAGAGCCCCGCGATGTGCGTTGGGGCGATCGATTGGTCTTCAGCGCGCAGCTCGACCAGGCGCGCGGCTTCCATGAGCAGCACGGGCGTCACCTTGCGGAGCGACGCGATGAGATCTCGGGCTTCGCGCCGGAGCTTATCCGACTCGGAGGCCATGATGCGATGCCTGGATCAGCGCGTACTGCTCTTCGGTCACGTGAATGGGCTCAGGCTCACCGATGGCCTCGAGGGTGCTCTCGGGATCAGTCAGCAGCATGGCGTCGTAGACGTACCTGACGCGGTCTTCTTCCTTCAGATGGAACGAGTGCCCCGCGTCGTGACGGCTGCCGTCCTTGAGCGTCATCATCCAGGCTTGGCGAATGACCACCGGGCGGGGTTTGGGAGGCTCAGGGTGTTTCATCTTTGACTAACCTTCATCTTCGCGTCGCAGTGGGTAGCGCCGCACTGGCAGCGCGTGGGTTTGACATCGAGCCAGGCTTTGATCGCAGCCGCGCCCACCAGGATGGGCTTCGGGTAAAAGAGGCGCGCGGCCTTGCAGCCTTGGCAGATCAGGATCACCTGGTCGACTCGGATGGGATCGCTCTCGGTCATCGGATCCTGCCGTGCGTGGTGCTGACCTTCTCGTAGTGGTTCGGGGGGACGCGGTGGCCTGAGAGCTTCTTCATCGCCTTGTGCACGCTCTGATCGCGACTGCGGGTCTCGTCGGGAATAGCGCCGCCCGCAGTAAACCACTCCTGAGCGGGGCGCTTCAGCGGATCGACCGTCATCTCCATCTGGAAGTACGTCGTCTTCACCTGGCGGTAGATGGGATCTTTGCCGAGCACGAGGCGGATGGCGTCGAGCAAGTCTCGGAGGTTTTGCTGATCGGCGTTGGCGCGGCTCATGGATCCAGCTCGTAGGGGACGAGCTCGGCCGCGTCTCGTTGGTAGAGCGGGTGGACCGGAGTGCCGTTCAGGTTTTTCTTGAAGCACCAGGCGCGCTTATTGAGACCGTTCGGACCGAGCAGCGCATGGATCACATCGTTGCGTTTGACGCCTTCGTTGCCCCAGCCGCACACGACCTTGTCGGCGTTGCCGAGCTCGTTTTCGAGGAAGGCGAGGTTGTGATCACCGACGCATTCGGTATCGTACTTGGCGAGGAGACGGCGAAGCTCTTTCGAGTCCGTCTCGATGAGGGCGTAGACGTTGACGACACTCAAGCGCTGGAAGCCCCAGGTGGAGGCGTACTTGATCAGCTTTTCGATCGTGGGATCGTTTTTGTTTTCGTCAGCCTGCGAGGGGTTGAGCATGACGAAGCAGACCGTGAGGCGCTTCTTGCCGTCGGGGCGGAGCTCGGCATCCCAGGCCAGCCCGTCGAGCGATCGGTACAACACGTAGCGGTACTTGCGATCGTCACTCAAGACCGCGTGGGCGGTCTTCGGGATCCAGGGGAGCGTCTCTTGCCGCATGGCCATCAGGGTTTCGATCCTTTGAGCATGGCTTCGAGGAGGGCGCCGCCGGTGGGCTTCGGCTCGACGACCAGCACCTTTTGTTCCACGGGATAGAGCGCGGGCTCGTGCACCGGCGGCGGAGGGGTCCAGCCAGTGGTGCGGGTCAGGACTTCGCTTCCCGCGTTGCGAGCGCGCTCCTCGAAGTGATTGGATACCTTGCGCTGGATGCGCGTGAACGCGGAGACATTCTGCCCGAGGGTCGCCTCGAAGTGTTCCGATGCGCGGCGGGCGTCGGCAATGCTCAGGACTCGCTTCGGGTGATGAGTCTGGCGCTTCTTCAGCGCGCGGCGGAGACGGCGGAGGGTGCGGGTTTTCATTGGTTCTCCAGGATGGTTCTGACGACGGGGAAGTTCGCCCGCATGAGCGCGAGCAGCACTCGGGTGCAGTGCAGATCTTGCTCGAGGCGGCGGCGCTTCTTCGGTTTGATGGTGCCGATGTTGTTCGTGAGCCGCTCGTAGAGATCGGACTCTTTGGCCTTCAGAGACAGCCACAGCTCGTCGGCGTCGCGTAGGTTTGCGACGTGACGCTGCTGCTCGAAGACACGAATGGCTTCTTCGCGGGTCACCGCGGCCTCGGTAAGCGCGGATTGACTTGAAGGAACGACACCAACATCGACCAGCGATCGATCTGGGGGCGGAGGACCCACGCGGGGTCCATACCGAAGACGAAGTGCTCGTGGCCCTGCTCGTCGGTAGACGACTGCGGATAACCGAGCCCAGCGCCGGTCATCGTGCTCCGCCAGAATGGCTGCAGCTCTTGCTGGGTCACTGCTCGAATAGCTCCATAGAGCGAGGGAAGCGCTGCCGGAGGAACGCCGCGATGCCGTCCTGCGAATACGTCCGAATCTCGAACTGCGCCGCTGGCGCGCTCCGCAGCGTCATAAACGCCATCCAGTTCCGGAGCGACGTCACCGCGCGCATGCGCGAGTAGCGCCCGACTGGGAGGTGGATACGCGCCAGCTCCTTCGGGACGCCCATCTTCAGCGACTGCTGATAGAACAGTTCGTCGCTTTCGTACATCGCGCGGAGATTCGTTCGGTACGCCTCAGCACCGCGCTCATCGAGCACCTCGGCATCGGTAACGGTGCCCGCCTGCTTGTTGGTCTTCGAGTTGATCAGCAAGCGCTCAACGGTCGGGATGTAGTTGAGGTCGGGGAGCGGCGTGTAGCGGGCGCTCATCTCGTTGTACGCCTGCGTGCGGTGGCGGTGCCACTCTCGAAACACGAAGATGGGCGCCTGGATCTCCACCACCATCCCCGCGAACTCGAACGGCGTCGCGTGCTTGTTGTTGTATAGGTAGGCGAGGAGATTTTTGTCGCCCTTGTGTTTGCCTTTGCCTTCACAGACTTTGCAGTCTTGCGCGCCGGCTCGGCCTCGAGTGCATCCCATGCACGACATTCGACCGTTGTCCCAATCGCCCCCACAGAGCGTGCAGGTGGCGCTGCGACCTGTCCCTTCACACGCGGGACAGGGACCAGGCTCCCAACCTAAGAAGCCTTTGTCCGTACTCGTGCGCGCGGCCTCCACGATGGCTTGGTCGCTGCCGTACGATTCGATGAAGCGGCAGTAGCCGTGATCGAGCAGTTTCACTTCTTCCATGGGGACTCGTTTCGTCAGTTGGACTTGGGATTGCGGTAGGGCGTCTTGGACATGATCCCCCAGAGCGCGACCCCGAAGGTCAGTAGCCCCATCATCGGGATCTTTCGCAGCAAGCAACGGGAGGCCGCCTGCTGGGCGAGCGGCTCATACTCTTCGAAGCCGTAGCGCTCCGCAAGCCTCCTCCGCGCCGCGTTGTGCACGATGCGCTCGGCGCGGCTCGGGGGATCGCTCGGGACCGGCAAGATGAGCCGGGGTAAGGTCGCGCTGAATAGCAGGTTGTCGAGTAACTCTTCCACTAGAGCCCTCTGAGCTGATGGATCAACTCTAGGACCGCGTAGTAGCGAGCGTTCAGGAGGAAGCTCACCTGGTCGGGCAAATACCAGCCGACCTGGATCACGATGATGAGGGCCAGGATCGCGCTCATGACCACCGAGGCCACCATCCAGCCGTCATGAGCATCGCTTGGCGGGTCGGGGCGATCCCCGTCGGAGCTACGGCTCCAAGCTCGGTACTTAGCGTAGTAACGAAGCCAACTCCGCCACACGCGACTCATGATCAAGATGGCGATCAGGAACACTAGCCACTCGGCGATGAAGCCTGCGATCTGCAACTCGGCTGTGGTGCGCACCTTCTTGACACCGAGCTCCAGTACCTCGGGAGCTTGGGACTGGAGATCGTGTAGGATGCTGGAGATCTGATCGGTGAGCGGCAGCGGCGAGGCTACGGTGACGGTCGCAAGAGGATCGGACATGGGACTCTTTCAGGTAGGAGGAGGCGGTGGCTCCGTCGGAGCGATGACGGGCAGGGCAAGGACCGCGGCGCGGATCTCTTTCGAAGCGTGCGTCAGCTCTTCGGACGCGTCTTCGGGGACGACCTTCTCGAATTCGCTCGTGAGCAGCAAGCGGAAGTTCTCGGAAAGGTCGTAGACCGAGCCCATGGGGCTTGCGTGCGAGTGGGTCCGGAAGCCGGAAACCGAGCAGGCTCGGTTCAGCTCGTAGCTTGCGTTGACCAGGCGCTCAAGGCGGTCGACCGCGGCCGAATCGATCGGATCGACTCGCTTCAGGTAATCGGAAGCGGTTTGGATGTCGGCGCGCACAAGAGCGCCGACGGTGGTAGGCAGGGGCATGGTGGACTCCTAGTGGGAACGATGCGTGGATTGGTTTCTGTTACGCGGCGGGGGCGAAGATCCTTCCGTCTGCTCCCACTCGAGATTGTAGGCGTTTCGGTGGCGGCCACGGTGACCGAGGTAGACGATGCAGGCGCTGGTCCCGAAGGGTGCGACGGCGCGGCACTCGGGGATGGGATCGGGTTTAGGGATCTTGGGTTGGCTGAGGCGCCTGACGAGCCACAGCCAGCCGAGCGGGCCGAGCACGGAGAGCCAGCCGGTGGCGAGGCCGAGGAAGAAGCGGTCGGTCATAGCTTCAGGGTGCCCATGTCCAACATATCGATCACCGTGAACGCCTCTTGTTGGCGAAATTGGAGCGGTGTTTTGTATAGGGGGAATGTACGACGGACATCGCTGAGTAAGCTCCCAAGGATGCGCTCGTAGATCGAGTGGTACGTTTGATTCGTCTTTCGGATCCCATCGTCGAGCTGTTGAAAGTCCTTCCGGAAGAGCACCAGAATGAGATCGTAACGGCTGGTTGCTTCGATAAATTCTTCGACCGCGTCGTCCGGTAGGTGCTCCGCCATGTGGAGCGCGCAGTAGGTCAGGTTGTCCAAGTACGTGCGGTCCGTCACGAAGCGATCGTTGGCGAACTCCCAGTCGCGTTTCTGCTCGAAGAGCCTCCGCTGAAACTCCACGCGCTTTCCCGCCTTGTCGACGTCGTAGGGATTGTCGAAGCCCATGCTCTTCGCGACCGAGCGCGCGCCGACGGGGTTGATGGGGAGCGAGTAGCGCTCGGCGATGGCGTTCGCGAGCGTGGTCTTGCCAGTTCCTGACGCACCCGCGATAGCGATCCTCATGGTTGATACCCTCGCTTCTGGATGGCTGCCTTGATCACTGCGAGCCGCCCGATAACGACCGCCTCGTTGCGGATGAGATTGTAGTCGGCGAGATCCTCTTCGAGGCGCTCGATCTTGATCTCGGCGCACTGCAGCCGTGCGTTTTCCATGCGCGTCTCGGCGCCGCAGAGCTTGACTGAGTTCTGTTCCCAGTGCTGGTAGTTCCTGGTGAAGGGACGCAGGCAGTCCGGGCAAATTCCTTGATCGCCCTGGGTATTCATGGCGCGCCCATCGCGGGCTCGCGCAGCGTCGTGCTCAGGTACCAGAGCGATAGGCCGCCCATCAGGCACACTGCGAGCGCGACGATGACCGTGGGCATGGACTTACGGAAGGTCTTCATTTGGTTTTGCGACGGGCTTTCTTCTTGGACGAGCGCGTGGAGCGTTTCGCCTTGATGACGTACTTCTTCTTCGTCTTACGCGAAGCCTTGGCTTTCCTCCCCCGCTTCTTCTGGGAAGCCTTCTTCGAGGGCTTCACCTTCCCGGCCTCCTCCTCCACGAACGCCGCCAAGATGATCGTGGCGACAGCACGCAGGATGCGCTTCACCTCCGTCGGGCTCGGGGTGCGGGGTGGCAGCTCGCTGAAGACTCCTGTCACGGTTTCTTCTCCCGCGCGAGGCACATTGAACCATGCATCGGTATACCGAGGTAGAGTTTACCCTGCGTACACTCCAGCAGTGGCGAGTTACACGACCCATCCGGGTTACAGGATTCTTCGAGATCTCCACGGTGCTCAGCGGGCACAACGACGGGGGCCTCCTGGCAAGCAGGAGTCAGTCCCGCGAGAACCGCAAGACACATCCAGCTCCGAAAGCTCATGGCCGCTTCTCCGGCACGCAAGCGATCGAGAGCGCCGCGGGCGCCGTGTCGATCTTGTACGGCGACAGCGGCTGCTCGGATTGGCGGCTGGCGATGTAGCAGACGTTGTAGTCGCCGCCGGTCGTGTCCCGGACTTTGCGCACGGTGACGCCGTCGACCACGACCGCAATCTCGGTCCAGATCCCGGGACGGGGAGCGGCGGCTGGCGCGGTGGCGCTGGGAGCGGGCGTCGGGTTTGCGAAGGCGCGCGTGAAGGCGGCGTCCATCAGGTTGAGGCTCACAGCGAGCGGGAGTGAGGTGAGGCAGATCCAGGGCAGTGGTTTCATTCGGGGGACTCTTCTTGTTGGGTTTGTTTGAGGGCGCGCTGATGGGCCACCCAGGCGGCATTGAGCAGGTCGTCTTCGGTGAGCTTCAGGGTTTGAGTCAGGATGACCCAGAGATCGAGCTGCACATCTTTGGGCATCACGAAAAACATCGTATTGGGCAGCTGCACCCAGACCATGTGGTCTCGCTCGTGGAAGTACGGCCGGCGATCGATGCCGCGGTCAAACCAGGTGCAGATGTTTTCTCCGAGCGCGCCCCCGCTCGCAACGTAGTCCGCTGAGCGCTGGCACTGCACCGCCATCTCGAACGCTCCCCAGCTGCGGTAGAGCTTCTCCATGCCCTCGATCTGGGCGACGGCGCGGGCGCGGTTCATCAGAAATGCCCTCCGCAGCAGTGCGCGAGGGCGCACGCAATGGCGGCGCCGAGGACGACTCCGGCGCTGAGGGACTTCCAAGCGATGGTCGCGCGCGGGGGTCGTGGGCTCACCATGTCGTGCTCCAGCGCCCGGACGGCCCTCTCAACGACGACCTGGAGCTCGGCGAGCGCTTGCGGCGGCAGGGCTGTTGCTTGAGCCTCGGATGTCGGGCGGGTCGCGTTGATGCACCCGATGCAATGGATGGGGGCCTGCCAACCCGGAGGTAGTTGGAGGCCGACGCATTCGGCGCCGCAGCGCTCACAAGTGGGAAAGCGGTAGTTCATGGTTTCCCCTCGCCCTGCCGGGGCTCCACACCAGACTCGCGGGATTGCGAGTCAGACGCACCAGGTGACATGTCACTGTCCGATCCTGATCCGGCAGGGGTCGGGGAGTCTTTGTCGAGCAGCGCGAGGAGCTCTTGCTCGATGACGTAGCGGTGCTCGCTACTGGGGGCCCGGTGGCGGCGGATCATGTAGTTGATGATCCGCCGCGCCGACTCTTGGATCTGCTCAGGGGTCGCCATGGGCCTCCTCATCGTATACGGGAGGCACGTACGGGATCTTCCTCAGGCGCTCTTCCTCGGCGATGGCGTCTTTGAGCTGCTGCTTCTTATTGCCGTCGAGCCACGCGAAGCGGAGAAAGATCTTGAAGGTGCTCGTGGCGCGGAGCCATTTCGTGATCAGCACGTCCACGAGCCACAAGAGCACGAGCACGATGCCAATCATCGAGACGATGGCCCCGACGCACTGAAACACGATCATCGTCCGGGCCATCATCGGGGCCTCCTTCGGCGCGGCTGCATCTTGTCAAAGAACCAGATCAAGGCGAGCGCGATCCCGCTCGAGCCGAGCACGACCGGCAGATCGTGATAGACGCCCACCAGAACCCGCATCAGGTGCGCGCTCACTTCCACCTCTTGCACTTCGTGCACTGCGCGAGCATGCCGCGCGGCTGGTAGTCGTGCTTGCAGGCGGCTTCGAGCGCGGCCTGTGCTGCCTCTGCCTCTCGCTCACGACGGGTCAGGATGGCGCGCACCTGCTTGAGGCAACCCGGGCAGCAGAAGACGGACTCGTAACCGGTGCTGACCAGGGACCAACCGAGCGTGCCTGCCTTGTCCGCATCTGAATCCAGATCTCGCTTCTCGATGAGCCCGCAGGCGTCGCACTCGAGCGTGAAGCGGACGTGTTCGACGGAGTAGCTCATGGGAGGGTTTGCTCTTTCTTGATGCAGGCGACGCAGTGTTTGCACCATTCTTCGGAGTCGAGGTTTTTGAGCACGGTGGCTTTGGCAACTGAATTGAGCCCGTTGCTCGACCTACCGCAGTAAGTCAATCTGCCGGTCATGATCGTGTGGCAGATGTAGTTCTTGCCTGCGGGGCTCGTGCGCATCGCCCGACGCTCGATACGGGCCCAAGCCAAGGTAACCTGAGAGCGCTCAGCGGCGCTCGTATAGGTATGGTTCGTGAGGGTAATCCTAACGAGCGAGCAGTCCTGCTCGTGCCGAGTCCGCTTCCGCTCTTTCATAGCTCCGCCTTCGCTTGTCGGTTTTGGTACAGCTGCACGCAGCGCTTACAGAGCTTGGGATCCGTGAGCAGGTCGCCCGGATAGATCTCGATGAAGTTCACGTGGGCGACGGGGCGGCCGCAGTGGGTGTCGGTCTTCAGCTTCGACTTCACGATGTGGACGAAGGTGCCGACACCGGAGCGCTTACCGGTGCTGGTGGCGAGGGCTTCGAGGCGATCGATGCAAGCGAGGAGCTCCGCGCGGCGCTCTTCTTCGTCGATGTACTGAAACGTGAACTCGACGAAGGCTCGGAGCTTCGAGGCATCCGCGCTCACCGATGTGTGCCTGTTCACGCTCGTCATAGCCGCCCATCCGCTTTCTGATCGGCTTCGTGCTCCCGAAACCACATCGCTTCAGCGACCGGGAAGTTGTGGATGTTGGGAAGCTCCGGGTACGGAGGCCCGCCGAGGCGACGGCGGGCTTCGAGCAGCTCGTCGGTCGCCATCTGCAGCTCTCCCGCTAGGGTGTCCGGGGGCACCTTGTCGAGGGCCGAGATCGCTTCGTTGATCGCGATGAGGGCTTGGCGGTTCTTGGTCATCGCTTCGCTCGCTCCTCGAGCTCTGCAACCGCGAGCCGGACGCCTTCCGCGATCCCCGCCTTGTAAGTGTGCCTCCGCCGGAAGACTTGGCAGTTCTCGAGGGGATCAGGGGGCGGGGACGCGAGCGAGTACTGGGCCCATGCGGCCCACTCGCTGGCTTCCAGCTCCGCGTTGCTTGGCGCGGCACTGAGCAACTCAAGCGAGAGAAACCCCTCCACCACCGTAACCGCGGCATCACACAACTCGCCGACGACTTCTCCATTCGCGACGTAGTGTCGGGTATGCTCAGCGGCGCGGCGTAGGCCCGCGAGCACCTCTTCTAGATTTGGGTTCTTCATTTAAACACCAGCGCCTCTCGAGGTACCTCGTGCGCCTCAATGTCGAGCATTGCCCTCGCATCGCCAGAGACTGCCACCGTGAGCCCGCCCGGCGCATGGCCGACCCCCTGCGCGAGGAACTCAATCTCACGAAACCGGCACGGCCAGAGATGTCGGAACAGCCTCTTGGCTCGCCGACGCCGGCCGGTAACGCGCGTGTAGACGTTGCCGCCTGAATCCGTCGCGTGCTGCACGCGATGACCGTAGCGCACGATGAGGGTGACCAAGATGTGGTTGCCGGCGCTGACCGGATCTCGGAACGTCCTGCAGATCGTGTCGCCCGGTGCGTGATGGGAAAAGGATGCGGTACCGAAGGGCATCAGCGCTGCTCGGTCGATTGGGGAGCGAGCGCCGTCTCGTACCAGACGAGCGCGGAGCCCAAGATTAGGAACGCCACCACAGCTACAACTTTCATGCTCATACCCGTAGTACGCTGACCCCAGGGAAAGCTTCCTTCGCCGGGCAGAGAGAGGTGATGATGGTGCAGAGCATGAGGTCGTGGCGTCGAGTCACGAGGCCTTGCAGTTTGGAGAGGCCCCAGCGCTCTTTCATCAGCGCGCTGTCGACGCCGTCGATGAGCAAGACATCCACCTTGTGCAGATCCGTGATGGGGGAGTCCTTCTTCGTCGCCGCGGCGTCCTTGGCTTCGCTCACTAGCGTCGGGGCGTGCACCGATTGGTAAGAGGCGGAGCCAAAGTGAGCGAGGGTGTTCCTGAACAGCGCAGCGCCGTACTCGCGCGCGAGCTTGCCTTCGATCAAGAGCTCGCTGCCGCGCGGCGCAGACTTCCCCTCTCCCGTGTCCATGAACACGTTGAACGCGTCGTCGATCTCTTTTCGTACCGGAGCGAGCGTCTTCAGAGTTACCGAGCTGAGACGCGCATCGAGCCCGTAGCTCTGGAGGCGGCGTCGAGCTCGGAAGGCCTTGTAGCGGGCGCAGTCCTTGTACTGCTCACGGGGAACATTGTCCGTAATACGGAGACGCACCTGTAGGCCCGCAGGCACTCGGTCACGGGTGTCGTCGCAGGCAGCTCCGTCCTCTGGACACTGGGCGCACTCCCGCAAGCGAGTGTTGAGGCCGGTCCAAAAGCTTTCGGTGTCCTGGAGCAAGAAAGCGAGAAGCTCGGTTTCCGGTCCCAGGAGAATTTCTTCACTCAAACTTGCGATGGCGCTTCGGGCGCGCGGGGCGCACGAGATCAACCACTTCGCCGCCCCGCCCGCCTCCTCCATTGCCTTCCGGAACGCTACTTGGTTGGCGTCCCTCAAGGCTCGAAACGTCGCCTCCATGCCCAAGATGGGGCTCTCCAGTAGATTGCTTTCCTTGGACTCCGGATCGTCGTCGCTCATGACTATTTTCCCCTTTCTGTACGCTGGACTCGCTAACGCCTTCCCTAACGCCTTGCCGTACGCCTTCCCCTACACCATTCGTACTCCCTTCGGAAGGCGTGGGGGAGGGACGTAGAAGAGAAGAGAAGAGAAGAGAAGAGTTATCTCTATCTGATCCGTCTTCTTCTCTTTCTGAGAGAGACATAGATCTATCTCTCTCTCCCAGATCGGAAGAGGCAGCAGGAGAGGAAGGTCTCCTGGAAGGAGTGGGTGACGCCTTAGGGGAAGGCGTCTGGCTCCGCTGCTCGAGACTCCGGTCGAAGGACGTGTAGGTTTCCGGAAAACCCCTTTTGATTCCGCCAAATAGCTTCTGGAACACCGGCATACAGGGCTGACTTTTCGCGGCTAGCAGCCGCAAAGACGCTATGTGCTCGAATTTGATGTCGATGTCTGGAAGATCGGCCCACTCCCGTCGCCAGCCGACGACGATGTTCGGGTTGGGGGTGATGTGGTGCTTCCAGACCTTGGGCAAACGGATGACCTCCTCGGTCTCGTCGAAACACATGATTCCCGACGCGAGGATGCCCTCAAACGCGCTTTCGACCTCCAGAGGCTTCCACGGCCTCATGAATTTGTAGAACGTCGCAGGCGAGCCCCGGTAGAGCCCGGGGAGCAATTTCACTTGTGGCCCGCAGATGATGCAATTCAGCAGCATTTTTCCACAGTGGCCAAGGTCGACGACTTTCTTGCTGTCCCAGAATTTGGGCGAGAGGAATCCCGACATGCCAGTCAGCCCACCTTTTTGCGAGGCAGGAGGAGATGTTCCAGCCGAGACGCAAAGGGTGAGTCGGCGCCCGATACCATCTGGTCGGCGATCCGGATGAGCTTGCGGAGCGTGTTGGGGCAGTTGAGCTTCTCGAAACCGGCAACGCGCGTCAGGGCGTTGTAGTGCTCGCTGTCGAGCCGGAGGTAGACCACTTCGGTCTTCTTCTCTTCGGGTTTCTCTGAGTCTGGCGGCGGGTCGTCGGTATCCGGATGAGACATGGCGGGACCGCGATCACTACTCGAATGCCGCAAGCTGAGGCAAGATAAATTGAGACGGTTTTGCGACTCTAATTCGAGGCGATAAGTACCGCAGATGTGCGCAGGGGTGCGCTTCCGATCCTCTCTTGTCAGACGCCGATAAATCGCGGATCAAACTCCGCGAGCGCGCCTTTGACAGCGGCCCAGTATCAGGCTTCCCGTGCCTGGGCCCTTACACGGTCCACGAAGGCTGCGTTGAGAATACAGCAAAACCAACGCAGCATGCACCTGGGGCGGAGCGCTGACTGCCGCTTGATCCTGTGCAGAGGCGGGGAGCTTAGCACGGTCAACGGGGTGCGAATCGTGGATCAGAATCCCAGCCGAGAAACTTTCGCCCCTCAGCAAGGGCAGCCTGCCCCGTGCTGCCGCTACCCGCGTAGGGATCGACGACGAGCTCTTCGGTGTTGGAGTAAGTGCGGATCAGGTGGCGAAGCAGCGGCTCAGGCTTCTGCTGCGGATGCGTGCGAAGCTTACTGCTCGTACCGACGCTCGCGAATGTGAGCACGCTCCGCGGGTAGCGATCAGTGGCGCCTGCGCGTGACTCGCCGCCTTCCACGTAGCCGTAGTTCTCGCCGCCGCCTTTACGTTTTGCGGCATTGATCGGTTGTCCAACTTCGGTCATCTGAGGCACGTAGGTGCCCTGCTCGCGAAAGAAGACGAGCACGAATTCATGGCTCCGAAGTGGCCTCGTCTTCGAGTTGAGAAAACCTGAGGCCGCGCTCTTGTGCCAGATCATGTCGTAGCGAAAGTACGGCGTCGAGCGCGTCAGCCGGAACGCGAACTCCAGGCTCGACGCCATGAACACCACCACCCCATCGGGTTTGAGTGCCTGCCAGCAGGCGTGCCAGAGCATGCGCAGGTTGGGCGGCGTGTCGAAGGCGGCTTGCGTTTCGCCGCTCGGTAGATCGCTCAGGATGAGCGAAGCCTCACCGCGTGGGATCGAGAAGAGTCCTTCGATCCCGTCCCCCAGTGAGATCATGGGTCGGCGTACCAGATATTGTCTCGGCACCAGTCTTCAGCACGCGGACAGAATCCGGAGCCATCGCCCTCGACGCGGTACATGATGCCGCCATCAGCCGTAATGTAGTCGACGATCTTTGGCACGCCGCTAACTCGGCTCATCCAGCGCGATCCCGGAAGGATCGGTCGATGCACTGCTTCGATGGTGATGCGTACCATGAGGTTAGGATCAGCGACGACGCGGTCGTTCGCTTCCCAAACTGCTGCCCCAAAAACTTCTGTCGCTCGCTCGACGCTGTCCACCGACAGGTGTCCCCAGCTGAAGTCGGCGCGTGGGCCTTCGAGGACTTTCTTCACACCTCACCTCGGTCTTCTGTTCTGACGAGATCAAACAGCCCCTGGAACCACTCCCGGGTCTTCTCGCTGTCCGCAGGCTTGCTCGGTAGCTCGACGCCTCGGCTCTCCAGCGCTTCGATGTGTGCCACGAGCTGATTGAGCTTGTACTCGAAGCCCTGAGCAAAGTCCGTGAGCATGTGCCGGTGCCCGCTTGAGCGCGAGTTGATGATGCAGGCGCGCGGGCTCGTGCCGTCGGTCATGCGCGCCGCGAAGTACTCAAGGCGGCTCATGAGGATGAGCTCGGGCGAGCTGAGGAGCGCTGGCGGCACGGAAGCCGAGACTTGACCTTCGAGGAGCTTGGGGACGTCGGGGCGGTGGTCAGGACACAGATCTTCGGTGTCGGTCGACAGCCAGCCAAGGGCTCGAGCGTTGACGGCGGCGCGCTCGTGCGTGCTGGCTCCGGGCGAGAGCGCGCCACACGCGTCGCAGCGGAGCCTCATGACCCGATTGTCGCCTTCGCGGTAGTGCGCTCGCGAGACGTCCAGCACGTGCTCGGCGGGATCGCGGCTCTGCTCGCGAGCAGCGGAGAGGACGTGCGTGACGAGGGAGGAGGTGGCGCGGCCGAGGGCGTCCACGCGATCGAGGCCTCGGCCGATGGAGAGATCGTGGTGCTCAGCGACCGTCGAGCCGCCGGATACCAGCGAGCGCTCTTCGGCGGCTCCCGGACGAGACAGGCCCTTTTTCCGCTGCTTGGTTTTTCGTAGGTTTCGGTTTGGTTTGTCGGCTTTGCTTTTTGGCATGAGGTTTTTTCTTGGGTGAGCAATCAACGCACGTGAACCGCTCAAGTACTTTATGATCACCGAGGGAGCAGTAGCAGCGAAGGCGCTTGCATAAGAAACAGGTGAAGGTTTCGTGCGGCTGGTGGCTGCAGTTCGGGTCTTCCTCGCAGCACGGGATCGGTGTCGCCTCGAAGATCGCAATGGCTTGCTTCAGGTCAGCGAGCTCTCGCAAGATCCAGGCGTGGTTGGTCTCGCGTTGGTCGTCCGGGACCGTTGGGTCGAAGTAGTGAAGCGCCTCGGTCAACGTGCCCTTCTTCTCTTCCCGAAACCGTTGCGTTTTGCCGATGGCTTGGCCAATTTCTGCGCACTCCTCGGCGATCCAGTTGATCCGGCCACCGAGGGTTTTGGGGATGAAGGCGGGTTTCATTCGTCGGTCATTCCTGTGCGGCGGAGCCACCATTGGTGGTAGAGGAGATCGGCGGTGCTCAGCGGCCAGACGAGCAGCATCAGCGCGAGACACACCGTGCACCAGAGCACGGGGTGTCGATCGGGCCAGGGAGGGGTGAGGTTCCGGCCGCTCATGAAGGCCGAGCCGTAGATCCAGAGCGCCCAGAAGATCAGGAGGTAGGGGTGGGAGGTCATTCGACGGGGTACTTTTCTTCGAGGTGCTCTTGGTAGGTAGCGATGGCCCAGATCACGAACAGGAGCGGCCAGATGCAGAAGATGATGAGGCAGCCGACGATGCGTTGCTTCCAAGGCCACGCCTTCGTGTACGGCAAGACGGTGCCGATCCAGAAGCCTCCGCCGATGTCCCAGAGCGTGGAGAGGAGGTGGGGGTTCCAGTGCCAGAAGGTCATCCCGGATCGACCTGCGTCCCGAGTAGGCGCATGAGATCGGTGCGCATCGACTCGCGCCCCTGGCGGTAAGCCTTCTCGAGCATGCGGAGCAGGTGCTCCTCGTTTCTTTTGGCCAGAGCCGCGTCCCACTGCTGCTTGCTCCACTCGTTGAATGGCTGATGCAGGAGCACTACGGGGTAGCCTCCGCCATGGAGCAAGCTGAGCGTGTTGCCGAAGGCGTCTTTGGAGCGGTAGAGCGTGAAGTGCTCGGAGGAGGGGTTGGGGTTCAGGGGATCACTGGGATCGCCAAACTTGGGCTCGGTCATGGTTTGTCTTTCGATTCGAAGTACCCGCAGCGGTGACAGTAGCGAGCGCCGGTGACGCTTTGGATCAGCACGGAGGACTTGCCGCGCGTTTGGCACCGCCCGCACCAGTCACGCGCAGGTGGCGAGGCGGCGCCAACACCGAGTGAGCCCGCGCCAGCGATTGCGGCGAGCGCCAGCACGTTTTGGAGTGAGTTGAGTTTGTTCATCCGCCGGAGCCGACGGGAGGGTTGATGTAGATTGTGGGGCGCTCGGTGCCTTGGAGGCTTTCGAGGTCTTTCACCTCGAGCACGGGATCGATCCAGACGCCCTTCACGTCACGGATCTCGCAAGAGTCATGGCGGAGAACAGCGTGATGGGTCTTCCTTTTAAGTAAGGCATGGTTGCGTACCCGTTCGATTGAGTCGTTCGGGTCGGCGTCGACGTAAACCTCTTCGCCGCCCAGAATGCAGCAGATGGAGAGCGGTGGCGGGGCTGGCTCGAGATATCTTTGCTGGTACGAGCCGACCCAGGTCGATCCGTCCGCTAGGCCATACCGAGCTTGTGGAGAGCCGGAGTAGATGTCCGACACGGTAAGCACGTCGCCGTCCTTCTTTAGGCGGACCCGTTCATCACGCCTCGGCGCCCAGGCCTCGAGCTCCTCCGGCTTGAACCATTTGCCGATCCAGGACACCCAGTCGATCACCCGCTGATCGATCGCCTGCACATACAAGCGAGCGCTGTCAGGACACTCGAGATCGCCTTTGCCGTCCACCTGGTAGACGCGCCCGATGCGCCCATCGGCCTTGCAGCGCACATAGTCATCGAGCTTGAATGGAGACTCGGTCTTGTTGATGGGCGTTGTGTAGGGCCGGTAGTACGTGCGGAACGACTGCTCCTCGAGCGAATGCCCATCCGTAAAATCGATCCTCGATCCGCCGCTGACGTAAGAGCCGAGGCCCTTCACGCGCAAGAGCGGAGTTCCGACCGAGATGTGCTGCCAGGTTGACCCGGGCTCGATGGGCCCGCTGTACCCGGTGAAGCATTTGATCTTCGTGACGGGGGCGTCGTTTTTGAAGCCGGGAAGAAACTGCACGCCCACCGTATGCACGACCGCAGGCCTCCAGGTGAGCCCGCAGTACTGACACGAATGCGTGTGATGGGGTTTTGTCGCGAACTCTCCCTCGTCGATGTGGAGCTTGCCGCAGTCTTCGCAGCACAGGCGCATGGGGATGGGGGTGGTGGGTGTGGTGGTCATGATGAAGTGTCCGGCACGGAGCGGGTGACAGCAGAGACCTCAATCCGCACTGAGGCGCCGCAGGTGGAGCAGCTGTGGAGGTAGGATCCCGCAGGCACGTCCGCGAACGCCGGCGGGTTGTGTTCGGGATCGGGGCAGGTCTTTCGGTTGACGAGTTGCTCTGAGTCGGGGAGGCGTCGGAGGGTCATGGCGTTTCCTTGGGCGGAGGTGGGGCAGGCTCGATGAAGCGCGGCATCCAGTGGCTCACTTGATCGGCGCACCATGCCCCGTCCTCGACGTTGAAGTAGCTGCGGCTCAGGCTCGTTCCCCAAGCAAACACCCCCTCCATCACCTTTCTCCTCACCACGAACCACACCGGCTGATCATCCACCGGGATCTTGTCGGGCTGGGTCGTGGTCCAGGGCGCCTCCTGCCCCTTGGCCAGAAAACTAAGCCTCTCGATCTCCTGGTCCCGCCAAGCGAGCTGGATCGCGATGTCGGCTTTGCTGTGGAGCGCTTCGCTGGTCATCGCGCTCACGTGGCGCGTGTAGTGGGGCTCGAGATCCCAAGGATGATGCTTGGGGTAGACGAGGACGGTCATCGCTTGACTCGTTTTTCGATCGAGGCGTCGGCTTCGACGAAGATCCCTGAAACCTTAAGCAGCGCGACCACCGCTTCACCGGCAGGCGTCAGGCGATAGTGCGCGTGCAGGTAGTACTCGCCCATCGGCGTCCCATCGATCTGCGCCCGGGTCAGCCGCTCAATGAGCCCGCGCTTCACGAGCGCATCTCCCGTCCCAAACAGACTGTCCGGTTTCGCCACCCCGTACTGGCGATAGTAGAGAGACCTGTCCCAGTGCACCCCATCAGCGGTTGCGCACAGGAATTCCAGCATCGGCTGCGTCAACGCCAGACAGAACGACGTCCGCATCGCGTGTCCCTGAAAGGCCGACTTCCAGTCGGGAGGCAGCTGCACCACGTTGGCGGGCGCCGCCGACTTCTTTGGTTGCTTGCCCATCAGCCGCCCTTAGCCTTGATGTCACTGATGGGTGTCAGCGCAATGGAGAGGTTTTCGTTCTTCAAGAGGAGCGCCTCCTGGTTGTAGATGACGTCGTAGTAGACATCGATCTCCGCCGGCTCGAACGCCCTCAAGGCCTGGCTCAGCCGCTGCCCATCCATGTGGATCACGCACTCCCCCGGCGACGGGTCCGTCACCACCAGCTCGTCTTCCCCGAAGTTGGTCGCGCTCTTCCGAGTCGAGACCAAGCACTCGCTGTTCCGGTAGGAGAGATCGATCTGCACGAAGCGCTCTTCGCCCTCGACCTCAGCCGCCACACTGACCGCGCGCACGCTCTCGAGCAGCGCCGTCGATGACACGCGGAAGCGCTTCTCCTTGGGAGCCGCCGCGAGCACGCTCTCCCAGACCGACGGGAAGCTACTCTGCAGCTGGTCGCAACTGATGGTGGTTCCCGGACACGACACGGTGACGTGCCGGTCGGTCGCTTGCACAAGCAGCTCCGTCTGGTCACCCGGGAGCACGCTCACGGCATCCAAGAGCGCCCGCGGGATGACGAGCTCCTTGCGAGAGGTGCTCTTGGTAAACCAAGCCGTCGCGACCGCGAGCCCCCGCCCGCTCATGCCGACGAGCCCGAAGCGCTTGTCGTCGACCGGCGATAGCAAGACCCCGTCCACGTAGCTCTTGTCTACGAGGAAGGTCGTCTCCTCGGCGGCCTGCTGGAAGATCTTCGCCTCGATCCCAAACAGGGTCTCTCCCGCCTCTTGCGCGAGCAAGGGCGGGAAGCTTTCCGGATCGTGAGACTGCATGGTGAAGTGCCGCTTGCTGGACAAGCTCTTGATCTTGACCTGGAGCTTGTCGTTCACGGTCAGCTCGATGATGCCCGCGGGCAATTCGCTCACGATGCTGAAGAGCCGCTTGTGACCGAGGAGCGCCTTTCCGGGCTTACGGATGTCGCCTGTCACCGCGCACTTGATGTGCAGGGTGTCGGCATTGGACCGGAGGAGCAGCGTCTCGTCGATGGCGATGAGGAGAACGCAGGCCTTGTAGATCTGGTCGCTGCCGGGCACGACAGCGGCGCCAGCGCGCTTCAGGACGGAGAGGAAATGGGTACGCTCGATGTGGACTTGCATAGGACTCTCTTTCACTCAGTAGGAACAACAGCGGAGCGATCCAGCTCCGAGCGGTTGATGAAGCCGCCGTACTCGTAGCGGTCGGTGCCCCAGGCTCGCGCCTGCACGTGGGCGTCGCCCTGGACGTTGACGTAGCTCACTTTGACGTCGAGCCCGAAGTACTTCACTTCGGCGAAGCGCTGAAACTCTTTCTCGAGCGCTCGCTTCTTTGCCCAGTAGGCCTCGAAGGAATCGCGGCAGGAGGCCGAGCAGTAGATGAGATCGCCTTCGCCCCGGACGTACTGCCCGCCGTCCTTCGGGTCGCGGGCCTCACACCGCTGACACGGAAAGTACCAGCCGTCGTCGATGAGGAAGCCCAGCAGGTCGCCAGTGAAGCCATCGAGCTTCGGGAAACGCTCGCACTCGACCTCGTCGTACTCCTTGTCGAGGTGACTCGAGCCGACGCGTTTGGCTTCCATGGGGTTCCGGGCCCAGACGATGACGGAGCCGGAGTCACCCCATTCGTCAGAGACCTTGTAGGCGAGCGTTGCGTGCTCGTGGGCGTACACGCCGTAGGGATCGGTCATAGCCCCGAGCCCTCTCGGAAGTAGACGTCGAACGCCTTCTCAGCGGCCTCGTAGGCTTCGCGGGCTCGGACCTTGGCTTGGGAGAGGCGCTTGAGCTCCTCGGCACGATGCTCGTGGCAGTGGGTACGACCGAACTTCGTGGGCTCCTGGCAGGTCATGGGGTCGTTGTCGCCCTCAACCTCGAGCAGTCGCTTACAGGAGGTGTTCATGGGCGGCCTTCGGCTAGCAGCGCGTCGTACTCGCGCTGGGTGTTGGCGAGCGTGCGCGTCTCTTGCGCGAGGCGCTTCTGCAGGAAGTTCAGCCAGTACACCCGGCACTTGATGCAGTAGCGATTACCAGGGAGCGTCTTCTCCCCGCACGTGCCGGATTCATAGCCGTCGGAGATTCGGTTGGTACAACTCATGTGTCTTCTCCCGTAGCGGACGTGTCGACGCCGCCGCTCGCCTTCCACGCCTTGTTGAACTCACGCTTCCAGAACCCGCCCACCGTGAGGATCCCTTTGACCTCGCGACGGAGAGAGCCAGCCGTGTAGGTCGCCTCCTCACCGAGCGCGATGCCCGCCACTCGGTAGCAGTTGAGGATCCGCTCGCACTCGAGACAGAGCACGTACTTCGACCACTGAGGCCAGGCGCGCTCGTTGAAGGTGTTCAGGTAGATGTACGCCTGGCCCGGCAAGATGGGGTCAGCGCACTCGGCGCAGTCGTGCTGCTTCCGCGCCACCTGGCGGTGGACCGTGCCGGGCTCGCGGGATTTGTCGGTCACACCCACACCGAGCTATAGCGAGAGGGATCATGGGGCGGCGTGTACGGCGGGAGCTTTTCGCCGCGCCAGGCTTTTCGGAAGTTGCCGACATAGGCCTTCTCCTCGCGGATGCATTCGCGCACCTGCTGGACGAGCCCGCCTAGGATGAAGGATCCGCCGTAGTGGCCGATGGCGCGCTCCGCGGCGAAGTGTGCCGTAACGATCCGGTCGCACTTGAGGCAAAGCTTATACGTGTCGACGTGGCCATCGGTGAGCGTGGCGGTGATCACGTAGTGCTCGCCCGGCTGAATGGGCTTCGGGCACTCCGCGCAGTAGTGCACCTTGCGGGCTTTGCGCCGTTCCTCGCGCAGCACCTGTCCGTCCCAGTCGTCTCCGCACATCAGTCACGTCCTCGGTGGATAGGCTCGAGAGTGTTCGGGTCGATCTTGGCGGCCGCGCACTCGCGCTGGTGGGCGAGGATCTGTAGGCGGTCGTCGGAGCCGAGGCAGACCAAGCAAGTAGCTTCACGGATGGAGCCGTTCTTGATCAGGGTCAGGCCCCGGATATCGCGCCCGCAGAGAGTGCGGTAGCGCGCGTTCTCCTTCGAGCTGTGGATCGCTCCGGTGATATGAACCTTCTTGGCCATCGTTTGATGCTACGCCGAAACAAGCAGGATCTTCCCTGCCGAAATTCATCTTGACAGTTTCGTGCTATCACGACTAGTTTCCGCGGTCGAGACCGAAACGAGCGAGGGAAGAAGTTCTCTCGGCACTCCGTAAAGGCCACCATGGAAGAAGAACTCGAAAACATCCGAGCCGCCATCACTGCGATCCCAGGCTTTCCGCTGAACAAGCGCGAGACCTTCGCGGCGCTCATCATGATGGGGCTCGCGAGCCGCCTGCAGCCTCTCCACATCACGAACAACAAAGAGAGCCAGCAGCACCAAGCAAACCTCGTCAGCTTGGGGTTCAAGCTCGCGGACATGGCGGTTGCTGAGTCCGACAAGGAGATCCCCGAGCCGAAGGACAAGGCGTGACGACGGGCAGCGTCATGCTGCCGCGTGCGCCCGCTGACATCGCGCCCGGTACGCTCGTCATCCGAGTCGATGACTATGGTTTCCCCCACCTCACTCGGACTCGGTCGAAGCCCTGGCCGCTTGGGGGCATGCTGGTGGTGATGATCAATGGCATCTCAGGCGGCTACGCGCTCGATCGGATCTTCGTGATGCCTAAGGCCGAGACCTAATGCCCAGCCTGAAGAAGGCGGACCCCAACCGCCTCCGCAAGCTCACCGTGCGCCACACGGGATCTGGCGCGATGAAGGCCGTGACGTACCTCGGCATCGGGACGGACGACGACACCCGCGAGCGCTCCCCCTCGCGCCTCCACGCCATCGTGCACTGGCCGCTGGCGGGCGACTACGAGATCGAGCTGACAACCGGCAAGGTGCTCGGCCTCAAGCGCCAGAACGAGCTCGACCAAGGCTGGAAGCTCGAGTACGCCGATCTGTGCTTCGTGCAGGCGCAGCGCGAGTTGGAGATCGAGCGTAGGAAGAGCATCGCTCGCGAAGCCGACCAAGCCGACCAGAGCATGCAGGACGCATGATCGAGATCGAGCGTCCGTGGGCCGTGATGGTGTCGGGCAGCCGCGATATGCTGTGGCACCACGCAGACCTCATTGAGGACAAGCTGAAACCCTTCTCGGGTGTCCGGCAAAGCCTCGTGATCCATGGCGCCGGCGAAGGGCGTCGCCCGACGGTCCCTGGTTGTGACCGCGTCGCGGCGGACGTTGCCGGCTACCTGAAGTTCCGGGTGCACGGCTACCCCGCCCTCTGGAACATCCAGGACAAGTCCGCCGGCCCCATCCGAAACAAGCTCCTGCTCGAGATCTTGCTGGCGCACGGCCAAGCCGGCTACCGCATGGCGTTCCTGGCCTTCAGCACGGGAGGCCCCGGCACCGAAGGCGCGCTCCGCGGCGTGCGTGCATGTACCCAGAGCGGCGACATCCAAATCGAGAAAATCGACGTGACCCTATGATCGGTGTCAAGCTCTTGCTCGATGCCACGAGACTTCGAGCGCTTCGAGACGAGGGAAGAGCTGTATGACGCCCCCTCGGCCCACGCCGCCAAGATCCGAGTCCGCTACCTGGTGGAAAAGCTCATCGAAGGGGCGTGGGTCCTGATGGCCCGCCTCCCCGTCGAGTCCGAGCTCGACCAGATGGAGAACCTCTGCTTCGCCATCGGGGGCACGGTGCGAGTGGAAGACGTCACCCGGCACGAGTACGTGCTCGACAAGGAGTTTGAGTGATGGAGCTAGTGCAAGATCAAGACGTGCAAGTATTCGTGGCGGTGAGCCGACCGGCTTCAGAGCACGCGGCTCACGAGCTGTACGATCTGTACATGAAGCTTGATACGGGAGATTGGACGTGCATCATCTCCGCGAGCGGCCTCAGTTACCAGTACCTCCCCACAGCCGCCGCCAACATCTCTGGAGGTCATTGCCGCTGGGCGATCTTAGGCTTCGGCCACATCACTCACCAGGCGACGGACTTCCGTCGGTGCTCGGCGACGTTCCCGACGGATGATCGGGGCGCCGAGATCATGGAAGCCGCGCGCCAGTCTTGGCTCAAGCAGCAACACCATTGCGCTCCCGCGTCTGCCCCTGCTCCGCAAAAGAAGGTCATCGTGTTCCTGGCGGTGCCTTCAAAGATCGGGCAAGACTGCTACGAGTTCTGGTGCAAGGATCGCCGTACTGACGGTGCTACTGACGGGTGGCACATAGTATTGACCCAAACGCGCCTTGATTCTGCCTGCCTCGACGATCTCCTGGGAGACAGCGCCCGCTGGCGCTCCGGCACCGAGCACTTGACCCTCATCCTCCATGTCGTGGACAACCGCTGGGAGATCGCGAGCTGGCGACCGCAGAGCCCTTCGATTCAGGCAAGCCAAGAAGGGCTCGCGGTGATGGCGAAGTTCCGGGAAGACAACGCCGTGCCTTGCGTGCGGCCGGCTACTCAAGCGCCTGAGCCGAAGAAGGAAGAGCCAGAGTTCGTCAAGTGCTCATTCTGCGAAGCGCCTGCCCTGACCCTCAACAGGATGTTTGGTGCGGTGAGCGGTGGCGATGCAGGCCTTCGCGCGCTTGCCCATGGTCTACACTGCTGCAAGGAGCACCCTGAGGCGCTGGCGCATCACGCTGAGCGGATTGGGCTCGGCCTCGTGGACTGCCCCGAGACCCGCGCGGAGTCGGTGCGGTTTTCGGCCCGCCTGCGCGCCGACATCGCCTCGCGCAAGGCCGTCCTCACCGGCTACCGTACCCAGAACGATCTCGCCAAGGGCGCGCTCCCCACGGTCACCGAGCGCGCCGAGCGCGAGCCACCCGAAGAGGTCCCACTCGCCGGTCAGACGCCGCACTACGAGTGGCCATGAAGATCAAGATCTGGAGTCAAGACAACTCCGACGAAGAGAACGCTGACGAAGTCGAGGTGAGCGATCGAGAAGAGCCTCGCACCGAAGACTCGGAGTGGAGCTTCTGGTTTGGCGTCGAGCACGCCGTCCAGGACTATGCCGAGGAAGATCACCCTCACTCGGACCATTGGGACAATGCCGTCTTCTGCGTCCGCGTGGGGGAGGAGCTCAAGACCTACGACGTAGAAGTGGTGATGGAGCCGACGTTCTGCGTGGCGGAGCGGAAAGCGAAGGTCTGATGCAATTCTGTCAAGGTCACTGGGACAAATTGAAGACTGAGATCCACTCGCTCGGTCTCGGCCAATTCATTGCCGGCTCTGAAGAGGAGATGGGCAGAAAGCTCAGCGCGCAAGCCGACGCCCCGGGCGGCGCTCCCAGCAAGAACACCTTCGATCCCCTGATGAATGCCTTCATGGCTATCACGCAGCGCGCGCTCGAGGTCGGCGGCATCGGTCTGATGATCGAGCTTCAGACCCCGCCCAATCCGGAGTGCCCGCTGTGCTTCATGCAGCAAGTCCACGAGCAGGGCTGCAAGATCGAGGGGTGCACGTTCACGTACGAGGCTTGGATCGGCTACGCCGCCAAAGACCAGTTGGACTACGCCAAGTCGATGGGGATCGTGGGGGAAGCATGATCGACATGGAGCTGTTCGAGCTGATGAAAGTGACGCTGAAGGAGGTGCTGCACGCAAAACTCCGAGGCTCACCAGACAAGTGGGCGCAGCCAGTGCCGAGAGAAGTCGCCGACCGCGCTTTCGACTTGGCGCTTGCTGCCAAGCAACGCCTCGAGCAGCACCGTCCGAGCGAGCCTATTCATGATCCCCGCGCGCCCACACTGCATCCGCCACCGATTACGAATCGATCATGCGCTCGTTGCTGCATGCGGGCGCTCCACAACAGCGACTTCTGCAAAGACCACCAACCGTGATCTTCTGGTACCTCAATGCGCTCCGCACGCTGATCGTTACGCTCTTCTACATGCTGAGCATCGGTCAGCCCTTCGCCCCCTGCGAGCGAGTCTGGGATAACGACGCCGGCCCGGTCCCGCCCGGTAAAACTTACGAAGAGTGGTACGGCAGCTTCGCGCTCATGTGCCCCAACCGAGCCCACGACGGTCGCACGGTGATCTTTTGCTACGGCTCTAACTGCTGGCCCTCGCTTTTGACTCCCCACTTCCCCTTCGCTACAAAGGCCCGATGGATCTCCTCACCGCCACCCTGAACGCTCTCATGCTGATGACTCCGCACAAGACGGACACCGAGTCGCTCGATGAGCGCCGAGCTCGGATGACGATGATCGCCGAAGCGATCCAGTCCGCGACGAAGCACGCTGCCTGCGTCAACGCCGAAGACGACTGCAAACTCATCCTCTCCGACCGTCGGCTCGCGACGGCGCTCCTGCTCGGTAAAGGCCACTTCGAATCCGACTTCGCCCAGTACGTGCACGAGGGTCACTGTGAAGAAGGCCCCGTCGGCGCCCGCTGCGACTCCGACCGCAACGGCATCGCTCGCGCGCACGGCCCCTGGCAGCAATGGCGCCTGTCGGTCTACCCCCAAGCCGACTGGGACCACATGCAGGGCGCCACGCCCGAAGCCACGACGCTTGCCGCCGAGCACGCGCTCGAGCTCCTGGCAGGCACCCTCCACCGCTGCCCCGACCAGTACCCCGGCGACAACATCGCCCAAGCCATCGCGGGCTTCGCCGGCACCTGCCTCACCATGAAGCCGGAGAAGGTGCAGCGGCAGGCAGCCTACGTGAGGAAGATTTTGAACACCCTACCTGCGGAGTGAGGAGAAACGACCCAGAGCTAGTTCCTGGATCCGGCGCACGCCTCGCAAGAGGCGGTGTCACAAAAGGCACGGGATGTACAAGGCGATAGTGGCTCCGTGCGGTTGGGTAATAAGACGCGGCTTAGGTCTCGCAAATCCCAAATCCGGCCGCTGCGACACCGCCAGATCCCGGGACTAGCTCTGGGTAGCCGACCCCTCCCTCAGAAACTTTCGCTCTAGACGGGGCTCGGTTATCCTTCCAGGGACGATGTCCCTCCAAGCGATCCCGGGCTACGAGCCGGCCGGCTACGGCCAATACGGGGATGACACCCCGCCCGCCGCCGCAGATCCCGCCGCCGCCCCACCCGCCCAGGCTGTCCCCTCCCAGACGCCGCCCTTCGTGATGCCGGCGCCGACCGCCGTCACGCCGCTCCCCATCCCGCCCGTCCCCACCACCGATCCGAGCGCCCAGACCCGCGCCGGCGTCGCGATCGTGATTGCAGGAGCCGGCGTCGGCGCAGGCGCCCTGCTCGGCGGCCTGTGGGGCGCTGGCAGCGGCCTGCTCTTCTCAGGCGCTCTCCTCAACGCCTGGCGCGCCCGCACGCTCTGGTCTTCGCCCGTGCCGACCGATCGCAGCGAGGCCATCAAGACGACGGTGATGTCGGTTGTCGGCATCGCCGCGGGCGGCTATCTCGGCTACCGCGCTCACCAAAGCAAGAAGGACGAGTGATGCTGACTCGAGAATCCCTGATCGAGTGGGCCGCGCACTGGGTGCCGGATTCGCCACCCGGGCAACGAAAACGCTTCACCACGGCGCTCGCGATCGAGCTCCAGGCCTGGGCCCCGCCCGCGCTCGAATGTCAGCACGACTGGGCCTTCGGTAAATGCACGAAGTGCGATCGGTACATGAAAGACGTCTGCCCCAACCGGAGCGGGGAATTGCTCGAATGAGCTACCACCGCACCACCGCCCCCCAGCCCCCACACCTTCAAGGCTTGGGCTCGCTCGATCCGACGCCCAAGAGCTACTACATCGCGCTCGTCGAGACCTTCGATCCGGTGACCCACGCCCGATCCTACAGCTGGACGCCCTACTACTACATGGGTTTCTGGGACATGAACTCCTGGTCGTTCACGCTGCAGAAGGATCTGCCGACGGGGCAGCGCCAGGGCGGCAAAATCTACCAGTGGAATGGGCAGGCCTGGACGCCGACCGCGATCGACGAAACGTTGACCATGTGACGCCCCCATCCCGTGATAAGAAAGAACCCCGATGAGCCAAGTAGTCCTCTCCGACGGCCAATGGACGATGTTCCGGTACCTGCGGCCCTTCCCGAACTTCGAGCGCGCCTACCAGGGCAAAGCCGGCAACCGCCCCATCGCCTTCCCGGGCTCACTCGATCTGTTCGCTGAAAAGAAAGTCACGGGCTACGACCCGAATCTGCTCGGCGCGATCACGGTCCCGCTCGGCGCGCGCGTGACGATCTGGATCCCGCAAACGCTCGGCCAGATGAGCCAAGAGTTTCCCCCCGCCGTGAACGCGCTCTACCAGTACCAGATCCTGTGGCGTAACCGCACCACGCGCGACTTCCGAGTCGGCCAAGCCGAAGGCGTCGGCAACGCGACCCAGAGCTACTCGAGCTTCCATCTGCCGACGAGCGGGTTCGGGCAGCCGCAGTTTCAGCCGCCGGGGTCCCCGAGCGATCAGCGCTTCTTCCTCCCCGGGGCGCTCCGCACCGTCGCCTTCGAGCAAGCGGAGCCCGTCGGCACCGTGCCGAGCGTGATCCATCTCCGGGGCGAGTACCTGCAGCCCGTCGGTGATCCGGTCTGGATCCCGCCGCTCACTCCAACCGGCCAGGACGGCGTCTGGCAGCAGGGCAGCTACGTCGACTCCGCCTCCGCGAACGCTGGCGGCCCCGCCTACTTCACCTTCACGACGGACGCCGAAGGTGACGAGATGACCATCCTCGCTTCCAAAATCGATCCCAGTACGACCTGGGACTTCACCGCCGATGCCCCCGGCGACGGCTCCTTCTCGAACACCTACGGCACGAACAACGGCCAGAATCCCCCCGCTCAATACGGGATCTTGGTGACGACCGGCACGAGCTAGGCTAGCCTCTGATATTCCCCAGCCCCGGCCTGCCGCAAGCTAAAAAGCCCAGCGCTAATCCCGCTGGGCTTTTTCTTTTTGTTTGCGTAGGCTCGCCCGCATGAGTGATGAGTCCGAAGAGGCAAGCGACCTGATCGAGCAACTGAAGGGCACCGGGCTCTTCGATAAATTCCATCACAACGCGGTGGTGACTGCCTGTGTATTCATGGCATCGCGCGCCATCCACCTCGGGACGAAGTTCCCGGCGACGGCCTGCCTGACGGTGGTTGCAAAAACAGCGGAAGGCATGCTTCAGCAGGAGCACCAAAACGGGCTCCTGCAGATGATGCTGAACGCCGAAAGCGCGCCTTCGTGATCAGCGTCTTCACGCCGCTGTCCCTCACCGGCAACCGCTACATCGAAGCCGCTTACGAAACGCTCTGCACCCAGACCTATCACGACTGGGAATGGGTCGTCCTCGAGAACCACGGCGGCTCACTGCCGAAGAAGATCCGGAAAGACCAACGAGTCAAGGTCTACGGCGACACGCAGCTTGAAGGCATCGGTGCCCTGAAGCGTCGCTGCTGTGAGCTGTCGAAGGGCGACATCCTCTTCGAGTTCGATCACGACGATCTCTTGCACGAGACCGCGCTCAAGGAAGCTCACGCAGCCCTCATGCTCAAGGACGGCGCCGACTTCGTCGTGAGTGACTTCGCCGAATTCCACTCCGAAACCTGGTCCCCGAACACCTACCGCGCCGACTGCGGCTGGACCCACTACCCGGTCACCTTCCAAGGTCACGAGCTGCTCGCGCAACCCAATCCCCCCATCACGCCGCAAAATCTCCGCCGCGTGGAATGGGCCCCGAATCATCTGCGCGCCTGGCGCACCGAAGCCTATTGGAAAGTCGGCGGCCACAACCCGGAGCTCCCTGTCATCGACGACCACGAGCTCATCGTGCGCGGCTACCTCGCGGGCCTCCGCTACAAGCACATCCAAAAGTGCTTGTACTTCTACCGCGTGCACAAAGAGCAAACCGTCACCCAAAAGAACCAGCTCATCCAAACGCTGACGGGTCAGATCTACGACAAGTACATCTTCGAGCTGGCGGAGAAGTTTTGCGCGGACGCGACAGACCAGACCGGCCAGCGCACACCACTCCGCAAGATCGATCTCTGCGGCGGCATCGACACGTACAAAGACTACGAGCCCATCGACAAGACCACGGGCTACGATCTCGATGACAGTTGGGATCCGCCCGCGTGGGAGACCACCCGAAACGGCACGCGCCACATGCCAGTCGCTAACCCTCGCGGCTTAAAGGACAACTCCGCCGGCGTCATCCGCGCCTTCGATGCCATCGAGCACCTCAAGAACCCCATCCACACCATGAACGAAGCCTATCGCGTGCTCGCGCCCGGAGGCTTCCTCTTCATCAGCGTGCCGAGCACGGACGGCCGCGGCGCCTTCCAAGACCCAACCCACGTCTCCTTCTGGAACGAAAACTCCTTCTGGTACTACACGCGCGCTTCCCACTCCCGCTACATCCCCGACTTCAAAGGCCGCTTCCAAGTAACGAAGCTCCGCTCCTACTTCCCGGGCGACGTCTACGACGCGCAGGGCAATCTCAAAGAGTCGGGCTTCCACCGCCAGCACGCCATCCCCTACGTGGAGGCCCACCTGATCGCGCTCAAACCCGGCTACGCCCCGATGGGCGAGGTGCTGATCTAAGAAAGTTTCCACTCATCGAAAGGATCCGGTAGGCTTGAGGTCGATCGATGACTACTCCTCGTCGCCACGCGGCCCCGCCGTCAGCCCCGACCCCCTCTCCCGCCGTAGCCGCTTCAGCTCAGCTGACGCCGCCCGAGCGGGTGCTGGTGAAAGGCGACAAGGGCGATCCCGGAGCGATGGGTCCGAGCGGTCCGAGCGTCTTCCTCGAGATCAGTGAATCCGGATCGACTGAGCTGTACGGCACTCACCCGCACGGGTTTGCAGCCATCACTTCCGGCGGCGCTCCCATCCAGTGCTGGTTCCGGGACTGGCAACCCGGCGACATCCTGCAAGTCGACTTCTGGGTGCAGCTGGCGTTCGTGGAGGGCACGACTGGGCGCCTGATCGTGCAAGCCCAGATCTCCACCAACGGCGGCTCCGAGTGGCACGGCCTGAGTGGCGCCCGCGCGCAGCTCGGCACGGAGCTCGGTGCGTCGGCCTCGAGCTCCGTCGAGCTCGCTGCCCCCGAGGGCTCCTCACCCCCGCTCGTGCGCCTCCACGTGTCGCATTCCTACCAGGGCACGCTCGACTACGGCCCCGGCCCCGAGGGCGCGACGCTGCTCCTCCGCTGCACGCGCTGGGCTGCGAAGACCTACAGCGCGACAGGCCGGCTGACGCCCCCGCGCACCTGAAAATATTGCCCCCTCCTGCCCCGCCAGGGTAGGCTTTCGGCACTGGATCGGTTCGTTCGGACGATCGAGGTAAGCGGAGCTTTGGGCTCTGCTGTCCCCGGAGCCCTGACGATCCATGACCAACCGCGCCAAGCTTGGCGCTTCCGCCCGAGGTACCGCGCGAATTCCGCCGGGCAGCGGCGGCACGGGCATGCAGGGAGCCCAAGGCTTCCAGGGCGCGCAAGGCGCTCAAGGCACGCAGGGAGCCGGCTTCCAGGGTGCGCAAGGCTTTCAGGGGAACCAAGGCGCCCAAGGCTTCCAAGGCACGCAAGGCGCGGGTTTCCAAGGCGCCCAGGGGTTCCAAGGCAACCAAGGCGCGACCGGCACCCAGGGCTCTCAAGGCACCGGCTCGCAAGGCGCGCAAGGCTTCCAAGGCAACCAGGGCGCAACGGGCACCCAGGGCAGCGCCGGCGCTCAAGGCAGCCAAGGAGCCACCGGCGCCCAAGGCACGACCGGTGCTCAGGGCCAGCAGGGCAGCCAAGGCTCGCAGGGCAGCACGGGCGCCCAAGGCACGACCGGCGCGCAGGGCGCGACCGGCACGCAGGGCGCTCAGGGCTTTCAGGGCGCGCAAGGGTTTCAAGGCACGGCCGGCACCGCCGGCTCGCAGGGCTCCCAAGGCGCGCAGGGAGCGCAGGGGAACACCGGCGCGCAGGGCACAACCGGTGCGCAAGGCACGCAGGGTAACCAAGGCGCGCAGGGCGCCACCGGGACGCAAGGCACGACCGGCGCTCAGGGCAACCAAGGCGCGCAGGGAGCAACGGGCACGCAAGGCGGCCAAGGCTTTCAGGGCGCGACCGGCGCGCAAGGAGCGCAGGGCTTTCAAGGCGCGCAGGGCTTTCAAGGACAAGCCGCCTTCAGTCCCGCGATCAGTGCTGGCACTCAGATCGCGACAAGCGGCACCGTCGTCTTCGCGAACGCCAACGGCCTCAGCTTCGGAATGGTGGGCTCGAGCCAAGTCACGGCGAGCTACACCGTCCCGAACACCGCCGGCTTGCTGTCGTTCGTTAACTTCTCGGCGGGCACGACGAGCGGCAATCTCTCCGCGGTTACCTTCGGCAATGCCGGCGGCGTGAGCTTCGGACTTGCGGGCGGCGTCATCACGGGAGCCGCCCCCGCGCAATCGAATCAATCGATCGGCTTCTTTGGGCTCGGCAACACGACGCTCAGCTCGAGCGGCACCTTCGATGCGCGCTCGATGGAGATTTCCGGCGCTGGGATCATCTCGGTTGGCATCACGGGCGGCACGCTCGTCATCAGTGCGACGGGCGGCGGAGGCGGCGGCAACGGCAGCATCAACTTCTCGGCCGGCACGACCAGCGCGTCACTCTCTGCGATCACCTTCGGCAACGCCAACAACGTCTCCTTCGGTCTTGATTCTCGCGGCACGATGACCGCGAGCGTCAACCCGATCCTCAGCTTCTTCGCCGTATCGAACACCACCCTCGGCACGAGCGGGTCGTTCGATATGAGGAGCGTCACGTTCGCGGGCGCGGGCGATCTGTCGATCGGGATCAGTAACGGCTCGGTCGTCGTGAGCGGCGTGATGGGAGCGCAAGGCTTCCAAGGCGCGCAGGGGTTTCAGGGTAACCAAGGGTTTCAGGGAGCGACCGGAGCGCAGGGCTTTCAAGGCAACCAGGGAAATCAGGGAAACCAAGGCGCGCAGGGCGCGACGGGCCTACAAGGCAACCAAGGCGCCCAGGGTGCAAACGGCGCGCAGGGCAATCAGGGCGCGCAAGGCGCGACCGGAGCCCAGGGCTTTCAAGGCGACATCGGCGCGCAAGGCGCGCAGGGCTTTCAGGGTGCGACGGGCCTGCAAGGCGCGCAGGGTTTCCAAGGCGCGACCGGCGCACAGGGCTTCCAAGGCAACCAGGGCAACCAAGGAAATCAAGGCGCGCAGGGCGCGACGGGCTTGCAGGGCAACCAGGGCGCGCAGGGCGCGACCGGAGCACAAGGAAATCAAGGCAACCAGGGCGCGACCGGTCTGCAGGGCGCGCAGGGTTTCCAGGGAGCGACGGGCGCGCAGGGCTTTCAAGGCAACCAGGGGAACCAGGGCAACCAAGGGGCGCAGGGCGCGACCGGCGTGCAGGGAGCGCAAGGCTTCCAAGGCGCGACGGGCCTGCAGGGTAACCAAGGCAACCAGGGAGCCCAAGGCGCGACGGGCGCGCAAGGGCTCCAGGGCTTTCAGGGCGCGCAAGGCAATCAGGGCTTCCAAGGCTTTCAGGGAGCGCAGGGCTTCCAAGGCAACCCCGCCATCATGCCGGCCATCAGCGCCGGCACCCAGCTCGCAACGAGCGGCACTGTTGTCTTCGTCAACTCGAACGGCCTTGCCTTCGGCATGTCGGGCTCGAGCCAGATCACGGGCTCGTACACCGTCCCGAACACCGCCGGGCTGCTCTCCTTCGTCAACTTCTCAGCTGGCACGACGAGCGGCAACCTCTCCGCCGTCACGTTCGACAACGCGGGCGGCGTCTCCTTCGGGCTCAACGGCGGCGTCATCACCGGCGTTGCTCCCGCACAGTCCAATCAGACGCTCGCCTTCTTCGCGACCGGCAACACCACCGACAACACGAGCGCGACGTTCGATGCGCGCAGCATCACGCTCAATGGTGCGCTCGGGATCT